TATTGAGAACGAATAAAAAGAGGTGAGAATAAATGCCACGAAAAAATACTTGACAAAATTAAGCCCCGCCTGTGATGGAGGGGCTCTTTCATATTCTTCTACACCAATTTCTATCTAGGAATTCCATAAACACCGATAACCGCTGTCGGGTTATTGCCTGGGTGCGTACTTGTATACGCGTGTTGCATAGCGCTTGAATTAATAGTGATATGCGTATCATCAACAACTGTAATTTTAATTGTGGTAGTAGTGATAGCGCCATCTCCATAAACTCCTTGCTGACAAGCGTCATAATTCTGCTTGTCTGTTCTATATGCGAAAATCGGCCCTACTCCCTCAGCTGTCTCAATATATAAAAATCTATAATTTGTCAAACTGTCATTCAATGTAATAGTTGAATTTTTAATTGAACCCGTCCACAGTGTTGTATCCCTGTTCACGCGGTCAGCTTTTGCGCTTGCATTATTAGCGGTCAAAAGTGCGTTGTCTGCTGTGTTCTGTGCGCCAGTAGCATTTTGACTTGCGGTTGTTGCTGTGTCCTGTGCAGTTTTCACTTTCTCTTTCAGTCCTCCGACATCTGTCTGCAAGTCTGTAATAGCAGTGGTATGCGCTTTTACAGTTTTTTCTACTTCGTCAACTCTAGCAATTGCGCTTCCTGCGTTCTGAGTGGCTGTGGTAGCCTTATCATCTGTGCTATGAATAGCTGTATCGATTTTAGTCATATCAGAGTTATAATCTCCTAGATAAGTTGGCTTGTCAGTGCCAATATACTGACTTAAATTGTAATAAGTTGTTTTATTTGTTGAACTCATAATTTTTTGTCCTCCTTTAATTTATAATTTTAACGCTGTTTTGGCGTTACTGTCAAATGTATAAGCACTTAGTGCTTTTGCTTCAAAAGCTGTGACAGTCAGTAATAATGCATCAAACTCTCTCGCTGTGATAGGGTTGTCAAAGTGTAACTCTGCAAGCTGATTGATAACATCTTGATAAAATACATACTCCCCAGTAAACGGACTATGCATATATAAGTTGCTATCTACTCTGAATTTTTTTGCCCCGTATAAGTCAAACTCTGTACAATTAATTGATAAACCATCAAACTCCGTACAAGTTAAATTCAACGAGTCAAATTCATTACAAGTCAAAGCATAATAACGTAGATTATCATACATATCTGCTAACGCTTGGTTCAAGCTTGTTCTATAACCTCTTACAGGGTTCAACACTTCCATATTATTTGGTACATAGTCATTGATATAATCATAGAGTTTTTTCACCTCTGTATCAATATGCGCTCTTGTCTCAGCGTTCAAGTCATATACCAAAATATTCAATGTACTAATTTTATCAAGTAATTGAGTTTGAACTCTATTGATTTTTTCATCAAGTTCCGTGTCTTTAGCGTTCATATCTTCACGGATATTTTTATCCACCTCTGTAATATGGTTATAGATATCAGTGTTAAGTCCATCGACATATGCTTTTAACTCTGCCACTTTTTCATCAGTGTACTGTTGATATGCATTTGTAAAACTGTTGATTGCGTCAATGCACTCATTTACTTTATAGCCGATATAACATAAACATTCATAATAACTCTGTTTATTGCTATACACGCTTGGAACATCACAGCAAAGTAAAGGAAATAAAGGTTTTATATCTCCTGCCATATATCTCACCTCCTTTCACCAAACTTTTAGAAACAAATCTCGACAAGCTTCTACAAGTTCTCGATTGATATTCTGTATTTGCTCGCGATATTCTTCAATTGCTTCACTTGTTGATTTTCCTCTTAATCCTATCTCTTTCGTGTCTCTGTCTCTTTTGCTGTCTTTGTTGTCGTTACCTGTATGGTTATTGTTTGCGGTTGTTGTAGTGTTATTGACAGTCTCGCCCCTATTCATAGAGCTTGCATAGTCTTGCGTGGCTACGGTAACTTGCGGGTTGTCGCTGTCAATATTTTGATAGTTTTGGTTGTTTTTTACCTCGCTGTTTCCTGTATCTGTTGCTTTAGTCGTTGTTTTTTCGTTTCCTTTTTCTGCTTCTGTGATTGTTATATTTACATTTGTAAAAGGGTTGTCATTTTGAATTGCGTTATACAATTTTGTATAATACGGTGTCAATTCATGCATTTTTGCCATGAATGCAGTTTTCCACATACCCAATGTTTCAAAACCTATATAATTATTCCAGTATCTAAGTAAAAAATATGTTTTAAAAGTATACATATCTTTTCTATATTCTGAGTAAAAAGGAAAATCAAAGTCAAAAAATTTATCCTGTGTTTTATCAATAATTATTTGCACAGATAAGTCCATGCTCCATAGTTCTTGGGGTATAATAAAGCTTTCACAAATTTCTTTAACAGTTGTTGTATATTTACTCAATTTCGTCACCCTCTTTCCCTTTTTGCATGTACTTGTCAGGTACATATCCGTTCATCATGGTAGGCAACTCACTGTTGAAGTCAACGGTTACATTGAGACCCCATAATTCATTTATAGTATCCGCACATCTTCTACGTAATGTCAGTCCAACGTTTCTATTTGCTTCAATCTGACCATTGTTACCAGCTGTCTCGCCAGTAACAAGGCGCTCACTTTTCTCTACAGGGTTGCTTTCATAGCCTAAAGATGTTAATACCTGTGACCATAAATCTCTTAATTCCTGCTCACATTTATCCACGATATAAGGTGCTCCCATGTTCAGTGCTTTGATGTCTTTCAAGTTCAATGAATCGGAAAGTTTTATAATGGGTAAATAGTTGTCGTACTCTTCACCTACTATTTCAAAGCTTAATTTTTCATTGTCAGAGGAAGAAAGTACAACAGGTGTACGTTGTGCATACATATTAATACCTTTTGTTTTCCAAGTGTTCGCCATAGCATCTGCATACATTAAAGCTTTATAGTAATACGGCATACTTGAGTAGTTATTCCATAAGATACAACTATTTTCTTTACCATATTCTTCAATATATCCGTTAGGCGTGTAAGCGATTCTATCTTTAGGAATATTATAAATATCGGGTAAGCCGGATAATGAAACTTTCATGAATGCATATCCTGCAATTTTATCCTTGATGAATACGCCCAAACCATTCCAAAAAAGAGTTTGCTCAATATACATAGGTAAAATTTCTTCCGGTAGATTATTCCATGTATATCTATTTACAAATATATCGAAAATATCATAAAAGAATATAGATTTAATTGTTTCAAAATCACTACATTTATTTTTGTTGATATTTCTCTCAAAAACCCTTAACGGATTCCTCATTTATATCCACCTCCCTTATTCGTTGGATAAACTATAATTCCCGATGTCATCAGTATGCCACAAAGTCACTCCGTTATCAAATATATTTCTTAATTTTTTTAATTGGTCTAAGTCGATATTACCAGTAAAACCGCAATGTGATGTTTTTACATAATTCCAGTATGACCGAGAATGTAAGTATGGGGTTGTTATTTTATTAATAGGATAACCGAACTGTTCAAAAAAACTATCAGCCATTTCTGCAAATTGTCTTTTGCATGACATTTCGTAGAAATCAACGCCACACTCTTTGATACCTGTCAGAACATTTTCTGATAACGCTTTACCATGCGTCACACCAGCGTTTCTCGCTCTGTCTGTCTGATTGGCTAACATACCAAGCGCGTCCCAAAAAGCATTTGTTGTTTTACCAAGTCCGTTAATACCTCCCTGTAAACTACCACCTGCCAATCCTGCTATAGCTGAACCTGTTCCTATGGTAGCATCAACAGCGGTATGAACTTGCGATAGAGCAATAGAGCTTTTGTTCTGTGCTAACCATGCTCGATAAGTGTCAGAAGAAAAGGAACACATCGGAAAAGAAGAGTTAATGAGTGCTTCGCTCATTAGTCCATGTCCTAACACTTCACGAGTCTTATAATTTTTCGGTGCTGTCAAGACTTGCGGTAACGTTGCTATTGTTCCATAGCTATCGAACTCAAGGGACTTATCTCGGTTATAGCTATACTCATATCTATAGATATGAGTGTTGCCTTGATTATTGTCAGCCAAACAAAATAACCAAGGGTAAGAGTATAACTTTTTATTTTTCGGTTTGTACCCCTCGAAAACGTTGTCAGAAATTTGCATACTTGTTATTTTCGGTTTAATTTCTTTTCCACCTAAAGCAAGTGTGCATAATTTAGGCGACATAAATAACCCTATGACTGCATCTTGCGCGCCTTGGTTATTATAGTCTTCCAATAATGTGTTAATTCCTTTTAGTCCATCTTCTGTAGTAACATCATAATGCCCTATACTACCCCAGCAATAGACCCCATTTTCCACACGACCCTCAAACCAGCTTTGTTCAGATGTTCCTCGTGTTACAAAAGCGCAACACTCCGTTGGTGTCAAGTCCAATTTTTTGTGCCGTGATACGATTGTTTCGCCTGTTTCGATGTTTACAGGGGTTAGATTTACCCCTATTCCGTCATCACTTCTTGGAATATGATGATACTCTACAAAGCAAGGTTTTATATTTGCATCGTAAAAGTTATTTTGAAAAACATCTAAAGAAAAATTAATCCTAGTTGTTTTTTCTGATAACCATTCGATGGAATCAATAAAGCAAAATACCCACTCATTAGATATGCCACTATTCTGAAAAGCTAAATAATTTAGATTAAGTGCTTTCATTTCTGTGAATGGTACGCGGATATCATAATTTCCTACTTTAATTGGTGCAAGGTGTGACAAGTCAACTCCACTGATATGTTTTCGGTAAGTCTCTAAATGATTTAATAAGTTCTCTTTTGAGTTGTACAGTCTAACGTGTTCATATTCATCAGACCATGGCACTCCACTGTATAATCTCAATTTTGTTTCGGGGTTGCGTGGCGCAACCCCTCCTTGAGATGGTAAATTTATCATATATAAATACCTCTATTAATTATCATGCTTTTGTAAAATTTGCAGTTTTTGTGATAGTCTCGTTTGGTCTGTAAATTGCTTTTAGTACTACTGTCCCTGTCTCGTCAGCTCCTGTGTGTAACAAATGCGTACCGGGTATAACATATGTTTTAGCGGAAGTAGCACCACTATCGACTTCCAGTGATACTAAATTTGGGTGGTATGTCCCTGTTCCACCTGTAACCGTTATTTCGACTTCCTGTGTTTGTCCTGCTGTATAAGTTCCAGCTGTGACACTAAGTGTAGGCGTATCAACAACTTTATCAGTCGTAAATACTCGGATTGGATAGAACGGACTTGCACTTACCATTTCTACTTGCGTATACATGTAGTTCCAAGATAATACATTCGGAAGTCGCTGGTCAGTCATCTCTTTGAACTGGTCGCGCACATTGAAGAATCGAACGTCACAGAGAACGCCCTGTATTGCATCATTAGCAAATTTGTCTACAATTACTGTCTGCACAGATACGTCTGCTTTGTCCATATGGAACGCATACGCTAAAGCGTCTACGCTAATCTGAGCATTTACCTCCGGCGTTGTAATCCAAATAAGGTTAGTCGGCAAAGCGTGAGAGGTTGCCCCTGCTGGATTGTTTTCCGGCAACGGAAAACCAAACTCTCCGACCGCTCTTTTAACCTCAATCAATAATTTTTTCGCTGATGCTTCATCTACAATCGCGTCAATGGTTACTGCTGGAAGCACCTCTTTTTCATAACCCACATTAATCAAATCACGCATAGCAAGGTATTCATCCCAGTTCGCACCCGTGATGGCACTCTCCATTTTTGCCATAATCATGTCACGGATTCCATACTCACTCGTAAAAGCTTTTCTGAGGTTGTCATATGTAATCGTGACAGGGTACTGGATTTCAAGATTGATATTATGGAATACGCTCATAATGTAAGACTGATACTGCTGGAATGCGAATTTAAAATCTGCCTGAGAATCATAGACACGTCCTTTACACATATTCACGTATGTTTCTTCATGTGTTTCTCCATAACGCATAGGCTCTTTTTTGAACCTTGCTAACGGGTTTCTCCATGCGATACTATCTACGGTCTGCATTCCGATACGGTTAATCAGTGATGGAACGATTTCATTTCTAACAGGGGCAAAATTAAGAATGTTATCATATACACCCTGTAAGTTGTCTGAGACTTCTACAGGCAAATGGTTCTGAACTTCAAAAGAAAGCTCCTGCTTTACAGCTTTTAATATATTTTTATTTGTTGCTTCTGCCATTTATAATAGCACCCCCTTATTCTGTCTTACCGTTAAAGTCCAAATCTTCTACGGTAATTGTTTCTTCTTTTTCATCTTTCTTTTCTTCGTTACCTGCATTAGTGGATGATTCTTTCATGCGCTCTTTAAATCGTTTTTTGTACTCGCTTTCTAGTTTCATATACTTATCTTTCCATTCGCTGTCGGTTTCACCGCTTCTTTCACTCGCATAATTCTGTAAGGTTTCAATAGCATCACCGTGTTCTTCGACGCCTGTAATTGCGTCTATTAATTCGTTTAAAGCTTCTTCAAAATCCATATAATAGTTTACCTCCTTATATTTAGTGTCACCCTTTTACAGTTTTCATTATATCACCACGGCATAAAAAAGTAAAGTGACATTTTTGTTTTTCTTGAATGAGGGTGAATTGGATATGGAGATAACATCTGTAAATATGCGTACCATTTTAATGCGTTCTTTTTACGCTCCTCTTCTTTTTCCACTCCTGCACGCTCGAAATTTTTTAGAAATACTGACGCTAGATAATCGGGTTCTTTTGTGGACTTCCGAAACTCTTCCCATGATATCGGATATTTCGTTGTCTCAATCCACTGTCCACTGCTAACGGTTTCTTCATCAAGCCAAACACATTGGTAGTACCCGTCTGTAATATCATACCCGTGAGCGTTCGCCCAGTCTGTGTAGACTGTTGCTGGTGTCCACTGAACTAACCCGTAACCACCGTTATAGTTTCCCTCTTTTAGCGACTGCCATAACTCGGGGTTAATATTGGACTCTATCTCCATGTTTCCTAACATTCCAGCTATTGAATTTAATGTGAAATCTTTGAAGAACATTGTGCTATAGAATACATAAGCGTTATTCTTCATTTCATCTTCTGTAAGATAACGGTTTCCATGAACCCATTCAAGGGTCATTCCTGCACTATCGCCATAGCGATATATTTTAGTCCAAGCTGACGGTTTCGCTATATATGTATTAATGCTGACCTGTTCGGTCAATGGATAACGCCCACTGTGTGCGCCCATTGTAATACCTCCGTTACCTGCTCCTGCCCCTTGATACACAAATTCAGTGTGACCGCTACGCCATACCACGTCCCCAGCTTGCCACGCTTCGTTAATATTTATTTCTTTGAACCCTGCCTGTAATAGATATCCCTCCTCTGTCCTTGTCGTAAACCATGGGTTCACTGAGAAAAATCCTGCTTCTGTCAATGCTTTTGAGATAAAAGAACTGCAATCATAATAAGTAATACCATTCACAGTCTGACCTCTTCTGTATTGCTGTGAATAACCAATATTAGGAGCATTGCACGCATTGACCGCCCACTGATACGCTACATTGATATTTGGCATTTTTACAGACCTCCTTAAAAATGTTTCACGTGAAACATTTTTGTTCCACGTGAATAAAAACTAAATCATGTATAACATATCTTTCGCGTAAACGAATTCAGTCCCACAAGCGCGTGCCAATCCTCTTCCAAATGTTCCAGGGCATTCGACACCGTTCGGGTCTTTTCCCTGTAACAGGCATAAGATTTCAAGAGCTGTAACAAGATACTGCGTTTCTCCACGCTTTACATAATGCTTTCCTGCTTTTGCTAAAGTCTTTCTCCCTACAATACCATCCTCCACAAGTGTTTTACCGTAGTCTGCGTTCATGGCTCTTTGTACTACGCGAACTGCCATTCTTTTCGTATTTCTGCCTGCAATACCATCAACTGCAATTTTAACGCCTGTGAAATTGATAGCGTGCTGTTGTCCTAGAGCGATTAATTCATTTCTGAGTTTTTCATGTGTAGTGGCAGTCTGTGGTGTAGTAGGTGTAGAACTTGAAACTGCATAGTCTTTGTATACATGATTCACATCACATCTACCGTTAATACCATCAACAGACCCATTGCTGGAATACTGCCATATGTCCACATTATCTACGCCTAACACATTAGAGTAACGAGCAATCCATAAATCATAGCCCCATGTTTCACCAATGTAATTCTCGAACCATGATTTACTAGCATATATCCCAGCCTTATATCCATTCGTTAACATAGCGTCACAAAACCGCTTTGCGTTGTGCTTTGCGACTCCTTGCGTTCCTTTTTCTTCACTGTCGAAAAATACAGGTAGATTAGGCGTGTGACCTTGTAACAATCTAAGACAGTGTCTAATTTCACCCTCAATTTTTGAAGTTGTTTTTGCGTAGGAATAGAAATATACACCGTATGGAATACCCAATCTTTCACATTCACTTACATTTCGATTCCATTGTTTATCGTCCTGTGATGTCATATCCTGCCCATAACCGCAACGAATGATAACATAGTCCACGGCATTTTTTAACCGTTCAAAATCAATAACCCCGTTGTGATAAGAAATGTCTACTGCTTTTTTTACTGTCATGTTTAACCCTCTCTTTTCTGTTCAAATGTATCGCATATTCTTTGAAGTGCAAGCGTGTTGTTGTTCAAAGCTTCTGTGATATCTTCCATTTCTTTTTTGTGTGCTTCATTTAGATTGTCTACGCGTACGTCGTTTTTATCATCTCTGTATTTAACATACCACATTGACGCAACCGCAACAACTGTAGGTAGACCCAATGTGTTAATGGCTGTCATTACTTCCTGCATATTATCACCTCCTTTTTATATATCATAGCACAAATAAAACTGCTTGTAAATAAAAAATGTTTCACGTGAAACATTATCCACGTGAAACATATTGTACGTTACAAAATAATCGAATCAAAGGGAACGCAACGCCAAAAATTGATATCAGACTACTTGTCTATGTGCGCGTATATCAATTACAATGCTCGTATTATTTTGGGTACATTGTAATTATAGCATGCATAATTTAAAATGTCAATGTTTCACGTGAAACATTAAAAAGATATGACATCAAATATCATATTCTTACATTCTAAATTTTCAAATAAAAGTAAACCTCTATTAAAATATTCTCGTAGCATCGTTACAATATAATGAGTTGAATTTACACGGATAGCTGTGTTATCGATAACGTCAGTTTTTGTAAAGCATATCCTTACTGGAAAACTGTCGTCAGCACCAGTTGATATATACATATAAGTATCGTATCTTCTCACGTTATACATTTTTTCATTAAATCTAATTGTACAAATATATCGCGATTGGCCACTAGGTTTACCTATTAAGCAATCATTGTCATTCAAATATTTATTTTCACTAGCGTATTCATTATAACTTGCACCTTGAAATGCCCTAGCTATACCACTTTCTTTATATGCTGTTGAAGCATTTTCATTATAAGTTCGTTCAAATACCCAACCGTCACCGCGTAAAAATTTAGTGTTATGTTTTAACATTTTATTTATACCAAAAACGTTATAATAAGGGTTCAATAATGACACGGTATTAGAAGCCATATACAGCATAACTCTTCTATGCTGCTTCCCATGACCTGCGCTAATAGTTGTGAGCAATGATAAAAGCTTATTTACTTCGTTTGGCAAATATACGTTATCTTCGTCTTGATATTCGTCAAAAAATACAGAACGAATATTTACAAATAATCCACGCATTTTTTTATATTTTCTTGCGACAGATAAAGATAAACAATATCCGCATGGTTCTTCATTCAGATATAATTGTATCAATGACCCATTCATCAAACTCTTTTCAGTCATTACATAACCATCAAATTTTTCAGATATATCTCCAAAATACGTGTCAGCACAGTTTTTCATATCAATAACATTTCGATATAAATATATAAATTGATTTTCGGGTCTATATTTATCTTTTAAAAAATCAGAAACTTGTCTACACTTAATGGAATAGCTTTTGCCTGCCGTTCTATTACCATCTACAATATAAATATCCGGGATTTTGCCGTTTTTATCTTTCAATGTTAATAATCTATCGCAATGATAATAACCATCATTTTCCATTTTTAAAACCTCCTTAATGTTTCACGTGAAACATGTATTTTTTAAAAAAAAGGAGTGGCGTATAGCCACCCCCTTTAGAAGAAGAGAACATAAAATGGTATTCTCACGGCATCATGTTATAAATTTGATACGTCTAAGGTGCAATTGATATAATCGCGTCCTGCTTTTGTCTTTCCACTAATTTTAATGATAGAAAATTTTTCGCCCTCCATCACATTTTCAATGTCTTTCAAAGACTGTCTAAAAGTTGCAGACTGTCCGGAATATACTTTCTTCTCCGGTGTAATAATGCTTAGAATTTCCTGTATGTCTCCATTATCTTTGATATCATTAAAAATGATATAGCCATCAACTGGGATTGATTCTCCGTCATCGATATTTTTTAATGGCTCAATGTCTGGTGCTGTAGTCATAAGATATTTTTCCACCTTTGTGAACTCTCTACTCATTTCTTTAATTTCTATCATAATAATTTCCTCCTATTTTTCCTGCTAATCTTCCTTTTTCATTTCCTGCAATTCTGCTTCAGTAACAATTTTTTCGCTCTTGACATCTGAATTGAGTAAGAACTGTTCATCAGTCATGACACGTTTTTCCAGTTTAAATTTGATGTCTAAAATTGAAACAATGTCACCTTTATACTGCTTTTCAATCAAGATTTCCGCTTTTTCTCTTGTCTTACAATTTGCGAGTTTATCGTCAAAGCAATCTTTCTTGATTTCACCTGTCTCCTTGTCTTTGTAGATTCTTTCCACAGATACTTCTGCCGTTACTAATGTCCTTGTAAACATCTTTTTTCCTCCTTTTTTCTGCTTTTTTTTGTTGGTGTGAATTGTAATGTAATATGTTTTATTTATTACATTATTATAATAGCACAACAACTAAATATAGTCAAGTATTATATTATAATTTTTTATCTTTTTGTTCGTGTATATTGAAGTCTTTATTTCTTAATACAATACCGCCTTTTACTCGCTCTGCTTTTAAGTTACAAGTGTTCATACTAAGACCAGTGGATAACTCAGATATGTCTCGTCCATCTTCGATAAATTTTCTTTTAGCTTGACTACTCATTCCACAGGCTTTTATATCAAGATAAGGCTCGCATGGTATATGATTCTCTTCAATAATATGCTCTGCATAAGTTTTCTGTCTTTCATAATACGCAAAATCAAATGTACTTTCGCATTTCCAACAACAAAAATTAGTAGAATGCTCCACAACCTTTTCTGCTTTTTCTGTACCTATAATATGTATCGAGTCCGTATCAGCGTAACAAAATCGGTCATAATTTGCCATAGCATGACGTATAGTAAAATTCATAGCATAAGAAGTAATAGCACTACCAATTGGAATATACCCGACTTTCTTTTCATGTTCCTCATGTAGTGTAAATCTTATAATACCATCATCATCAAGATAAGGCTCTTTGTAAGATGAGTTATCCGACATAGCAAATTTTCCATAGAGGTTATTTAAAAATAGTTTCGCTTTTTGTCTTTTAAAACCTTTTGATGTTCTTTTTTCTTCTCCGTATTTGTCTATATATTCATCAAAAAATCCTTGTCTAGCATAGAACCATATGTAATCATAAATTACCAAATCATAAATATCATAAGTTTCTTGGAACAACGCCCAGTCAGTGCAAGTCATAGTTAGAGTGACATTAGTATCATGCATTTGTCCGTCAATATCACGGTAATATCGATAATATTCGCCTTTATACCGTACATTAGAAGTATATAAATTTTCATTTGATTTGTATAAAGCACTATTCCTAATATGTAACCATGGAAATGCCCCTGCTTTTAACTGAAATCTACAATTGAAACGAATAAAAAAATATTTATTAGTAGACCTTATCAATTCATCGGGTGGAGACCCTCTGTGATATTCTCCATGACCGAACGGGTATTTATTCCCACTAATGCTATGCATCATAGACGGGTACAAAGAGTTTACATCATATACTAATCCCTCCCCCACTACCATATGCGCGTAACGTGGATTGACGTAGCACCAGCCTCCGTGATATGATTTGTGAATATAGTCCCACTGATTCCATACACCTGTGATAGATTCGTCTATATAATCTTCTCTAATATCGGGAAATAACTTATCATATTGTTTAGCATCATAAAAACCTTTAAATTCTGATAGACAGCATGAACCTATTGTTAGTTTATCATGATTTTCATTGAACATCATTTCAAGTGCTTCTTTTAATACTAATACATCATTTTCAATATACTTTTTCTCATTTTCAGATATATCACAATAAGCGTATCTCTCGCCCTCATATTCCATGTCTAGCTTTTGGTGCTTTGTGCCAAATGATTTTCCGATATTTTTTAATGAAGAGGGCATAAGCTTTAAAGAGTTTCGGATTTCTAAAAAAGTCTTGTTCCATTTTAATTTAATCCAATACCAGGAACCCATATCAGATATACAAGTTTGAAATTCTTTTGATTTCATTTCTTTATCTTTACAATGTACCCATTCCCAACCCTCTTTTAATAGAAAATCTACTATAAAAGAACCGTCAAATGCAAGATTATGAAAGTATAATATATTGTTACCTCTCATTGTCAAAAATCTATTTAAAAAATCTCTTATCGAATGAGTTATTGTTACTGTTTCGGTTTCGTCATATAAGGCCACGTAAGCTCCACTCCACACTTCTGTACTATCTTGCTTTTTACCTTTTTCTTGCTCCACCTTTTCACCCCATACGGTAGTCTCAAAATCGCACGCCCAAAAAGTAATACTCTTTTTACGTGGCATTTATTCTCACCTCTTTTTATTCGTTCTCAATAACAATATCTTGCTCTTGCAAAAATTCTTGAAAATCTTCTGTTGTGCTAATAACGCCCATTCTATGCAAAATGTTCCAAAATACAGCGTCAACCGTAGCTTTGTCCATGTATGGCTCTGTTGGAAATGCTTCGCTTTCTTTTGTGTATGTGTAAGCAAATAACGCCCTTTCTTTCTCCGACGCATTAGATAATATAGCGTCTGTTTTTTGCCTTAAATAATCAGTTGTTTTTGGCACAAAACTCTCTAAAGAATCATACCACGAATCAATAATTGCTTCGTAATCTAATACAGGTATTGCTATATTGACTTTAATACCGTTCTTTTGTAGTGCTTTTAATTCCTTAATATCAGTATAACCTTGCATTCTAGCATATTCTTGTTCCTGTGGTGTCAGTTTTATAAAAACTCTGTTTCTTTCAAGTGTATGTTTACGTCCATACTCTTTAGAGCTTATAACCTCACCTGTAAGCATATCAACAACCGACGCATTTTTTCGTATTTCTTTTGCATTCTGTTTTTTAATTCTATTAATAGAAGATTGCGTAGGGTTTTTTACTCGCTTGATTGCCTTTACCTGTACCCCTTGTTTTTGTTGATTTCTGACACGAGATAAATATTTATTATATTCTTTAGAATATTCTTTCTGTATAAGAAAAGCTTTTGTTTTTTTCTTTTTTATACGTTTATTAGCCATCTTTTAATCCACATCCTTTTCCACTTTTCTTAATAGCAAGCCATGTGGTACGCGCGTGTATTCGATACTATCACCCGGATGAATGTCTAAATCTCGAATTGCTTCTTTTGGTATCATGACGCGGGCGGTGTAGCCGCCTGTGCCACCTTTCGTAAACATTACTTTATAGCGCAATAATTTATTTGTTAATTTTGCCATGTTTTTTTCCTCCTTATAAAATATTAAATACTTTCCATGTGAACTCTGAAAAATGTTCTGCTATAAATGATACAGAAGATAAGAAAAGATATAGCAAAAAGGTTGCCATTATTATGACTGATAAGATTGCTAAGAAAGAGGATATTTTTTCTAATTTGGTGTATGGTTCTTTTTCTTCTGCTTGTATATGCCTTTTTATCCAGTCTATTTCAGATTCGTGTACTGTTTCACGTGAAACATTTAAATCGTCTAGTTTATTTAATGTAACTACTACCATATTTTCGTTACATAAATGAGTTTCTGTATGACCGTCAAAGTCTGTATACACATTTTCATGTGTTTCTAAATTTTCAACCCAATATGGCGGGTCTACAAATAAGGCTATGTAATTGTTTAGTGAATTTTCAGTATAGAAGTCATGGAGTTGTATTCCAAAATCTGTGATGTTATGTAGTCTGTATTT